ATAAAATCGATTATAATACGACGCTCGTTCTTTCGCATGGTATAGTCTAACTTAAACCGGATTGAGAACCGAGGTCGCCGCTTGCGCAGCAGCCTCCTTAGGCATGATGCCATTAACGAACTCGGCAGCAGCCTTGGAATCCGTAGCAAGTTCCATAAATAGCTCAGAATAAGCCTCAGTCTGAGCGAATGCGTTTACAACCTCCTCGGACTTAACAAAACGCTTTCCGTCGGGGCTCTTCACGCCGTAAGCCTTAAGGATCATGGACTTGAATACCTCGATTATGGTAGGAGTATCCTGCGCCGCGATAATTCGCTCTATCATCTCAGCAAAACCGCCAGCGGTACCCATCTCCATCTCCATAAGCTCGGCCTTAGTCAGGTTAAAGTAGAAATCCTCAGTGCGCTCGACACCGTTGTAGTCGGTATAGGTAATGGTCTTCTTAAGCATAGTAAAGCTCTCCTTTCAAAAGAATTTAAATAAAATAGGGGCCCTCTATAGCAGAGAGCCCCTTTAACGCAACTAACAGCAGAACAGATTAAGCCGCGAGAATCTCGATGACCTCGTCGGGCAGCGGGAGACGAGGAGCGACTCCGTCCTGAGTTCCCTCGCCAGTAGGATCCTTTCCGTAGAGAATCTCCTCAAGCTGGGCGAGCTTCGAGGGATCGACCTTGGTAGAATCGATGGTGAGTGAAGCAGTAGGCTTGTGATCCTTAACGTTAACAGGCGTAGTCGTGAGCTCCCAAGAGAAGGTAATAGCCTCGGGCGAGTCATTAATCGTAGCGTAAGCCTTCTCGGAAGGGGACGCCATAGCGCCGTAAATCAAGTGCAGCTTGTAGCCGTAGTTGTTGTTGTCAACATCATTACCAAGAACGGTGCGGTAGGAAAGACCGAACGTCTTACGATCCTGCTGACCGATGGTTACGCCGTCGGCGATAGTAGCGGAGCCGTCGCAAGCGGCGAACTCGTCGGGGTAGGTGTAGGCCTCGACGGTAGCGCCGAACTCCTCGGCGGAGAACAAGTTCAGGTACTTGCCGTTATCGGCGTAAATCGGGTTTGCCTCTGCGCCAGAGGGGGACTCGGTCACAGCAGAAAGGCCGTTCCAAGCGACACCATTGATGTACTTGCCGAGGCCGTCGATCGGATAAAGAACGCCGTGATCGACACCGGTCTCGTAAATGCGCTCGCCGGTCTTATCCCAGACAAGCTTCTTCTTGTAATCGTTAGCAGCCATGTGAATAACCTCCGTTAATAGTATAGAGTGAACACATCATGATTCAAGTTATCGGCCGTATAGTGCCTGTCGAAACTACACATCGGCAAGCCAGAAACCTTCAGAACTATGTCGCTGTCAGGATTCTTGTCGATGACGATGAGCTGATAAGCCGGCGACTGCATATAAGGCTTGTTCCCAGCATGACGAGAGTCGATGTCGTAACGAGAATATACAATCGCCGGGTATTTCATACGAACCGATTCAGGAGGTTGAAAATATACATTACGAGAACCGAGAAGATCCTCAAGCATCTCCTGAAGCTCAATCCTCGTCCCCATTGTATACACCCCCTATAGAAAGAATAAGTCGAGGGTACTGGACTTCTACACTGTAGATCTTCCACTTAGCCCCCATGAACTCAACGTACTTCATCGCATGGAAATTCTGATAGGCGAACGGATCGGCCACGATGCTTATCTCATTCGCAACGTTGATGTCGTCGTTGAGCTTGTCGGAAGACTGAGTCTTTCGAACATTTCGAATAAGGTCTCCGTAATACGGTCGTTTAGTAATCTTAGATTCCCATACGCCAGGAGCCGTTTCGACTATTTCAGCGTAACCGATGTTTCCATAGAACTTCGCCATACAAAATCACTCCATTTTGAAGTTTGGTTTAGCCAGCGATCTCGAAAGCAATAGCGGAGTAAGGCTTAACGAGCGCGCCAGAGCAACGGGTCTCGATGAGGTACTTCTGAGCGTTGTAGTCGATGTCGAAGTCGTCGAACATGTTCACAGCGCCGCCCTTGTCAGCACCAACGTTGTAGTCGGCGAGGTTGACCATGATGCCAGCGAGCTTACCAGTAGTACCAGTGAGGTTCTCCATGACGGGAACGGTGACGATCTCGCGGACACGAAGCTTGGTCTTAAGCTTATCGACGGAATCGTAGAGGTCGCGGCCAGTGGTGTCGGTGATCAGGAGCATGTCGGTAAGCATGTCCTCGGTGGTGAAGAGCGTAGGATCACCAGAACCCTTGTAGTCCTTGCGGGACTTGATTGCAGAAATGATGAAGTTCTTAGCGGTCTCCTCGGAATCGGAGCCGGCAGTAACAGTCGCCTTGATGGTAAAGAGGTCCTCGTCCTTCCAGATCGGGCGAATGTTCTGCTCGTTAATCTTGTCGTCGGAGGAAGCGAGACGGCCGTCACCAACGAGAATAGCGCGAGCGATTTCCTCGTCGAGCATCATGCGCATCTCACCCTTGAGCCAAGCGATAACATCGAAATCGGTGATGTCAACAACATCATCGCGGTCCATCTTCTGCTTCTTGTAGACAGTGGTCGGAGTGGTGCTACGCTTAAGGAGCGAGAACACCTCCTCCTTCTTCAGCTTGCCCTTGATGTAGCCCTTCGCACGAGCGTCGTCCTCAGTGATGTCCGCGAACATCGACTTAATGCGAGAGAAAGGCGTGTGGTGGACGGAACCCATAACCTTGGTTACCCAGCCCATGTCGCGCTGAATAAACGTGGGAGGGGTGTCGAGGGTCCTGTCCTCGGGGAACAGATACTCGACATCCTCGATGCCGTGCTGAAGCGCGGACTCCTTCATGGAGCCATAGCGCTTGGCGTCGGAGATAATGGCCTCCATGTCAGAGTGGGAAATGACTCCGTCCATCTCAATCTCCTCCTGGTCGAAAACGTTGTGCTTCATGTTGGTATCCTCCATGTCGTTAGTGTCGTCCATATCGTCGCCATTGTCCTCAAGAGCGGCTCCAATAATGGCGTAAACTACATTCTTCTGCTCGTCAGTAAGCTCGTCAAAAACATCCTGTACAGTCTTCTCGTGCTCCAATGCGGCACCCTCTTTCTTCTTTTTCTTAGGATCCTCGCTAGAAGAGGAACCTCCTCCACAAGCGTGATACAGAGTCAGATTCTCGCCGGTATAAATAATAGCCTCATCATCAGACTCCTCGCCATGCTTGATAACGGAGTCGATAAAGGCGCCTGGATTAGCGCCGGCAAGAACAAGACTTACCTCACGAATCTCTCCGTGAAGCACGTCCGGACCCTTCTGCTGAAGGCGATTGGCATAAATGGAAAGCGCCGAAATATCGCCATGCTCGACAAGAAGCTTTGCGTTCTTGCCAGATTCGGTATCATTAAACTTGCAATAGGCGTAAACGCCCTCGTCGCGATTCTCAAGCAGAGCGTGACCGAGAACATTCATGGCCTCGTTGTGCTGGTGGTTCCAAACAAGAGGAACCGTCTTACCATCGTTGATCTTAAACGCATCGCGACGAATCACGCGACCGTCGGAGCACTTAAGATCATTGCGGGTTGCCCACCCACTGAAATCATACTCCATTTTGATATTCCTCCTCTTCGTTGACGTAGTCCCAATCATCCGGTTCTTCGTACTCTGGCTGTCGAAGGTTGCTGTTGTTGAGCTCATCAGCCTTAGGATCTTCGGACGGCTTCATGCCGACGATTTGCCTAACTTCGTTGGATGTGAGAACCTCGTTGCGAGTAAACTTGTCGGCGATCTCAGCAATGTCGTTGACCGGGACGAGCTTGAAGGGATCACGGAAGAACATGATAGATTGACCTTGCGTTCTAGCAGTCTTCGTGAGAAATTTTCGCTTCATCTCGTCGGCGATTGCTGAAAGAATCGGCTCGATGGTTCGGTTGTTGTAGTTCAGCATCGTCTTCTCGTCGGCAGAACCATCCATGACGCTCTGAGTGATACCTAACTGACTGTATAGTGTGCTCGTCAGGTATTCGATCTGAGACATCAGGTTGTTCTCGACAGGTCGATTCAGCTGAGTGATCCGCTCTGTACCATCGGTATAGGCGATACCATACTTTGAACCTGCTAGCTGATTCTCTATATCCTTGCGACGATCCTCAGCCTGCTTTCGCCTTGCGTCGGTCTTTATGACGTAAGGAAGTTGGATAATAAGATCCAACTTTCCAGAGCTATTACGATCGTCGACGAAGTCCAAAAGGTTTAGCTTCCTAACGAGTCGCTGCAAAGTCGAGTTCTGCTCATTCATCACAGCGTAAAGCGGATTCTCGATAATAGCGACGGACCTCTTAGGAAGTACCACCTCTTCCTTGTTGCCGGTCTTCTCGTTGTAGATACGTACCTTTACGTGCTGAGGATACCAATCTACAATCTTTCCGGTTCGAAGACTCGAAATATCGAACGAGCCAGAGACGGTCGGATTGATTGTAGTATCCACAGGTACGATGGCAACACAGCCTTCGTCGATCATCGACATCACCGCGTCTTGAATCAACGCTCGGCCTGTTTGATCGAGGTTGGCATTAAGGGTAAGACATTCGTTAAGACCGGATGCGATGTCTTCGGTATAACGACCGTTTTCGTCGAGTCGAACGTGTCGTATACTCACGGCCGCTACGTCGATCGCGATTCGATTATAGACCGCCGTAACGATCGTCTTCTCATTACCACGAGTAAAACGAGGACGATCGGGTCTATAATACGAACCTGAACCCGGAGACGAAGTGGTAGGATCTTTATTCAGGAAAGCGTTCCACGCGTGCTTAAGTCTAGAACCAAAACCGTACTCCATTTTGAAGCATCACCTCCTTAAAAATTTGGAACGGACACTGG